GTACGCTTGCGCTCTAAAAAAACGCCCTGTGAGCGTGACCCCTTCGAGCTGTTGCAACTCTTACAAGCTGTCACCATGTTCTCAATATCAATAGCCAACTCAGGTGCTTTACTAATTGGAATGATGTGATCAATAGTCATGTCCTTGCCCTCTGCTCCGCAGTAGAAGCAAGTCCAACCATCACGAGCTAATGCCTTAAGCCTTACCTCTTTATACTTCCTTGAGAGTCTAGGGTCATTGCGCTTACTACTCATGTTCAACCTTTATAATCATGTCTCTGCAGTAACAATCGCAATCATTACCTTTACAATGATTAATGCAATCATCTCCGGACCAATCCACCCCAAACCAACAAGGTGTGCATCTAGCCATTATTGCCAACCCTTACCTCTTTGTACTTCCTTGAAAGTCTAGGGTCATTGCGCTTGCTACTCACTTACCACCAACCAAACCATTTAGCAGTAACAATACCAATGAGTACACCTAACCAATATCCCTTAGTCATTGCCAACCCTTAACTCTTAGATGATGTAACGCCTTACAATAGTCAGGCTCATCATACTCTGTTATCCCATATCTATATGATACATACTGCCAATACCAATAGAACTGTACATCATCAGGCTTACCCTTAAGGTAAGCACTTCTGCCTTGATAGTAACCATGATGTGATCCATTAACTGCATATCTATTATTACTAGATTCCTTGAATGTAATCTGATTATGACAAGCTTCTTGCTTCTCAGTTAATTGGTAATCAGCTAATTGTTTAATGCTTTGATATGGCTTTATTGAGCCATTAGATGCTGTCTCCGGTATAAAGCATAGAGATATCCCAATAACGATGGCTACCGAGCGAGCTATCCGCTTAGCGGCTCGCTCTGAGCCCTTGAAGGCTCTAGCCGTTAGAGTACCAGCCATGTCAAGCATGTGTATAACTTGGGAGTGTCGTAAGCGTAGTTTCATGTTTTGCACCCTTCTTATCCACAGGTGTTGATAACTTGGGAGTCCAATCGACCCATGTTTTAATTCGACCAGCATGAGCTGAATTGCACGAATGACAAGCTGCTACAAGGTTATCTAGATTGTCTGTGCCACCATCTTGCCGAGGTTTTACATGATCAGCAGAAGTGGCTACATCACCACACCAGAAGCATTGGTAATCGTGCATCTTTAGAATAATGGCTCTACGTTTCTTCCAAAGCATAGTTTTAACTTTAATCGCGCTTGGATATAAAGCCAGCAATACGGGGTGAAATGGTGGCAATTCACAGGATAGTTCTTCTCGTATTGAATGTTCTGGAGTTTTAGCTTGTATCCTTGGATTTATCGATATTTCTTTTAACTTTCTACCACTTATGGACAAGCGTTGTTTATAGAGCTTCTGCTCAACCGCCTTGCGAGTTCTTCCAAGCTCAGAGCAAAGCCATTCCATCGAGCCTTTATTATAATTATCTCGAAGCCATAATAATTCTTCATCAGTCCAAAGGTCTCGCCTTTGTCCTAACCTATTTGTCGGTTGAATAGAATCCTGAACCTTTGAAATGGACTGCTGGGACACTTGAGTACACCTTTCTCATCGTCTCACCGCAGAATGGACAATCCAAATCATGCGGCTCGCTTATAGATAGTTCTTTGTCATAGCGGGCATTTGCCTCACATGACTCGTTATTACACTCAAACTCATAGATTGGCATCAGGTAGCCTTTTTAGTCTTTCCTCGACTGTTTGACACAAGCGACATGGCACTCCCTCTAACTTCCACGATCCGCATTGTGCGCATCTCTCAGGCTCTAAGTTTACCGTGTCTTGCTGTATATCGCCGTAACCTGCATCTAGCAATAGTTGAACCAAGTCACCAAACCGCATGAAAGCAAGATACTCTGAAGCATCCTCACCCTGTCCATTCATACGGCACACCACGAAGGGCAACTCCTGTTGAGCTGCTGCTCTCTTGGTGGCTTGGCGCAACCATGCTAAGGGCTGGAAGTCTGTCCTAGCTTTGATCTCAACATCGAACGGAACATTGAGAACATCTTTCCCAGCTCCTCGACCTACGCTAGCGCTTCTCCACCATTGCGAGAGATAGGCTGCAACCACTCGCTCAGTACGATAGCCTCGGTCTTTTCTGTGTCGTGTCATGCACGACCAGCAGAATTAACTGTTCCACAATCCTCGCATACCCACTCATTGAGTAAGTACCTACTACGAATCTGCGCTCTAGTTGGGAACTTATTACACAACTGACATATCAGCTTGTAACCCAGTTCCTCTAATAGTTCAGCATTAGCCCTGAGATTGGCTTGCTGTTCCTCGTTTGGGAATGTCTCCCATTCGCCATCTTGGTTTAAGAACTGTATGTGACCCATTAGCGCTTCACCTGTGGCTTCCATTGACCTGATTCTTTGTCAATCTCGTACCAAATAGGATCGCATGGCTCATCTTGAGTATTCTGTCTAGAGACATTGCACTTCCACATTCCGTATTGCTTACCGGCTTTAGAAGTTCCTGTTTTCCATACACGAGCACCATGAATACAGCTCTCGTCTATCGGAGTGCCACCAAGGACATCCTTCACCATCTCTACAGCTTGCTCCATTGTTGTCACCGGTGCAGCACTTGAAACTGTCCAAGGGTCGCTCGCTTTCTCTACTGGTATGTATTCCTTCGATGTATCAGCCATCTTAGCCTTTACTTCATCGATATTAGCCTTTACCTTAGACTGCGCAGCAACCTTGCTCATCTCCTCGCGAGATGCTCGCTTGCCCTTAGTAGCGTAGCCTGCATTTGCGAGTGCGCGGCCAATCGCAGAAGTCTCACAGTTTTCAAGAGCGGAAGTAGCATTAACTCCACGACCTTGTACCGTCTCCTCAGCGAGCCCAGTTGTCCACGGCCTAGGGTCAGCCTCAGTTCGATAGATACTAGCTTCAACGATAAATCGAGCAGAAGTATGCTCAAGAACCTTTGTATGAATCTGGCCATCAGGGTGATCCTTCCAAAACTTAACTAGGCGTTCCTCAACTGTCTCGTAATCATCTAAATTAAACATATAGATCGTTCTCCTGTACTCTCAAGAATCCTGAAATAGCAAAGTAGGCTGCTCCATCGATGTAATTATCGACTTTTGATGTCTCCATACTTCTTGCGACTTTGACCAGCGCCAAACACATCGCCACTTGGTAATCCGTAACCGGCATTTCGAGGTATGCAGACCAAAGTGATGCAGTTCGGGACATATTGTCTGTCGGGTGACCGTAGTCCATTCCACGATCCTCGATTGTTGCTTTTGCTTCGTTGAGGAAATCACCGGCATTCATCGCTTCGCCTGAAACTGCTCGATGCGACCTTCTACCTTGCCATCAGCACAGCCAAGATAATAGCCAGCTAAGAACGGGATAGTTACTGCTAGAAATGCAATGAGATAAATACTCATCTTGAGCCCCTTTCGTTGTTGTTAGGGCTTAGATTACATGAGTCTTATGCGACAGCCGCCTTTTTTAGATAACGAAATGATAACGATTTGAGAAGGGTCTTCGTCCTCAAAATAGGGGATAGCGATGCTAGCGGGCGCGTCCATAGACCTTGCCCTGCACGATGAAAGTACCGTTCTTTTCAATATGAATAATGTCCACTTGGACATTGCTGCCCTTGACATACATGATGGCGAAAGCTTGCTGCCAATTAGCCGTTCCCTTGGTGTATGAGGCTTGTCTGAAGTCCATGAGATTACCTACCTCAACTCCATGTAAAACACGCCCTAAACGGCCACCAGAGGCCTCTGTGAAGGCGCTACGCCCTGCTCTGTGAGTATGTCCTGAGATGACATTCTTGCCATGCCTACGGGCTGCTTCAAGGGCTGAGAGCCCACCCTGCTGCTTGATAGGCGTATGGTCTCCATGTACTGCTATCCAGCCTGGAGCGATGTTCATTGGGTTCTTATGGAAGGTTATGCCTAGCTCATCGAACTTCATGAACTTCTCGAAGCGCAGCTCAGGCAAGGATAGGAATGAGGGTATTTTTTTCATGATGATGTTATA